TCTCCCTTATCAAGTATCTGTCTATTACCCACCCAGCTATCGCCATATATCCACACACTGAAACTAAAAGAAGTGGTAAGGTCTAAATCTGCGTGGTCGGCTATCTCAATATAATCCTGCGTGCCGTCAAAATCCAGTGCCGTACCAACTCCGGCCTTGCTCGCCACGGTATGGGCGCTTGTATAATCGTCCACTCCGCCAGTGCCGTGGTACGTGCCGTTGTGTACGCCCCTGTCGTCTATAACGGTAGCACTTGCGGCGTTATCGTTAAGTTTCCAATGTGCTATTACAGCCATTAAATTCCTTTCCTTCGAGCAGATAAAAATCGTGCAATAACTTGCTTCTCGATATTACTCCACGTCCTTAATAGTTCTACGCTGTTATAGTGTTTGCAAATAACAGTAGGTTCTATAACCAGTTTATGACCTTTTTCTAATACCTTTTTAATAAAATAAACATCTTCCGTGCTTTTTAATCCAATGCCGTTATTCTTATTTTTTTCCTGAAAATCGTTTTTGAACCAAGGCCAGCCCACGCTTGCGAAAACTTCTTTCTGAACCAAAAGACAACCGCCGCCGCAGGCATTTGCCTCAAACGGCTTCTTCGGTAAATTTACGTGCATTGGTATCCAGCTTCCTTCTTCGTTGGGCGCCGACCAAAACATACCATTATCCATTGCCATCGGATATACCCCTGCCGCAACGCCGGCGTCCAGACAAAGAAGTTTTTCCAGGGCGTTTAAGGGCGGTACTGTGTCAGAGTCCACAAAAAATATATGCGTCCATTCTCCGCCGTCACTAAAAGTTTTTTCTACAAGAGAATTGCGTGAAAACGCACAACTGAATGTTCCGATGTAACTCCAGCTTACACAGGGACTTTTGCTGACATTAAAACAGAACGAAGCTGTTTCAGCGTGAATCACCGTGTTCTTTGACATCGGAACAGCTACCACAATATTATGATTAGAAATGCCTTGCATAAACATAAATTTCATTCGTAGTATAAAGCGCCGTATTGTAAAAATTGATATACCGATAACCTATTGCGTCAAAGCCTACCTTGGCCACGTGGTTATTGCCGCTATCAGCTACCGTAATGCCGCAGCCGGCAAGATGATAATTCGTCAAGGTTATATTTTCAACCCAACGATTTGTTCCCGTTTCGACGGTGCCGCCTGCTGTACATTCCATTAAACAGATATACTCTTCAGGCCCGCCTGGCGCTGCACCCGTAACATAAAGGTCGGCTCCGCCTGCATTAGTGGCAAGCACTATCAGCGCCACTCTGTTAGCTTTGGTTTCCGTGCCTTTGCCGCCGTGCCTCGGCAGAAGCAAGTCCATATCGCCCGAAGTTACCCCTAAAGGAAAAGAGTTGGCTGTTGCCGGGTCTGTATCCGTACCATCTCCGGTATAGACTAACTCATAAGCGTCAATAATAGTTTGTAATGAGTTTTGTATACTCATACGACGTACCAACCCCCACCGCCGCCGCTGCGACTTCTAATCCACTCGCTGCTGAATATCGGCTTGGGCTTGCCCTGCATAGCGTCAATCGACCTTGCCTTCGGCATAGTCAGTCTCTCAAATTCGTTAATTAAGCCCTCCTTGCCCTTTGTGTCATTGGTAAGACTGGTAATGATTTTAATGGCGAGCTTCATTGCTATGGCCTGTTTTAATTTGGGACTGAACTTGTCCGTATCGGTAAGTTGTGTTACGTAAGTTACGTAAATTATTCTGTAGTCCCCGCCTTTGGATTCAATGTTACCGGCGGCCACGTCAACGGCTATCTGGGCGTCGGCGTCGGCTCCGGTCTCATCAGAAGTGTGCGTTACAAGAACCTCGTAAGTCGTGCTGCTATAGGTAAAGAACTGACCGTCGATATAATCTGTGCCTGAAGACCAACTGGGAGGAGATGCTCCGGCATCTGAAAGAATATAATCACCTTCAACCTCCCACGCATCTATTCCGGCACTTCTTCTGCTGACATCTGAACCAATATCATCGTCAACGGAAACAATCCTCAAGGCGCTTGTCGGCTTGGCATACCTGCGGTCATAACCGAAGATGGGGTTGGTGGCGTCCTGCACTAACTCAGCCCGAACCATCGCCTCATTCCACAAGTGAGAGACCAAGACTTCGTCTCTGGCTTGGTCGTAATATCTTTCGCATAACAGATATTGCTTGAGCAGCCTTGATGCAACCGTATCCTCGACTTCGTGTTCACCAATATAGCCAAGAGCTAAATTAAAAATATCTTCTTCACCTGTCAAAGCCATAATAGCTCCTTAATAGGATGGCAGGGGGCAGTTGCCCCCCGCCTGAGAACGTGGACAGTTCCCCTATAATATATCCACGCTGTTAAACTTAATCCTCAAGGATGTAAAGCGTAGCAACGGTAATGTCTGTGCCGTCTGCGACTGTTTGAGCGGCGGTTGTTACTGTTACCGTATGCACATCATCCTGAGCAACGGCAGCCACCGCACGTGTTGCCGGAATGAATAAATGCGCCGCAGCATTCCAGCTTGTCCAAGCTTCAGCGGTAGTGGCTTGGGTGATATTACCTTCTGGGTCAACAAGTTGTAAATCTGCCGTAGTCGCTGCGCTATTGGCAGTGTTTCCAACATAAAAGCCAAGAACCCTTGCGCCTTTAGGAACTGCTCCCATAGTGATAACGCCGCCGGCGGCCATCGTATCACCATCAAACTCATAGTTGTCATAGCAGACTCTGAGCTTGGTTCCCCATTGATTTGCGCCGTCGACAAAGCTACCGACGCCGGAGGTTCCAGCAATTATCGCAGCTCGATTTGTGACATTAACGCCATTAGCTGTGGTTATAGCAGCCATAATTTAACCTCCTTAAATACATTCGATTTTAATAATCTTGGATTCGTCCATTCGGATTGCATTCATTCCGACACGTGCGGAAATTTGCCAAATCTGCTTACGAGGCAGCCAGTCAACATTAAAAATCGGCGACTCGTGGCGGGCAAACAGCATTCCTTCTTTTGTCCAAACAGGAAGTTCGTAAACGCTGGTATCAGCGTCTACGTCATTGCTCGAACCAATAGTAATCCGGTTCGTTACGACAAACCGAAAACCCATATACTCGTTGACAACACCGGCCACTAAAGACCTGATAATGTTGGTGTCAATGCTCTGGGTCTCGGCTTCACGCAGCAAGTCGGACATCTGTTTGGGAGCGCAGGCGATATAGAACATATCGTCGGGGTCGTTTTCAAGCTCAATCAGAGCCTGACGAGCGAGAACTAATTTCTCAATCGTAAGACCGGACGAAACTCCGCCCGCTGTGTAATCGCTCTGAACGTCGTGAGCAATTGTTCTGCCGCCGGTAGTGATTCTTGTAGAATAAACATACAAAGAATCATTAAGAGTATAAGTGTCAACGCCGGGAGTTTTGCCTCCGCTTACATCGGCGAAAAACGCATCAGTGATAACCTCATTCTCTTTTCTGATTACACCTTTAGCGAGCGCTTGAATGTAATCACCTGTCGGGTCGGTATGAAGGGCAATATCATCTTCCTTATCGACGAAGATGCCCTTGCGATACCATTCAGGCGTAATCCACCTGCGGTTGTGAGTCATATCCTCAATAGGCAAATCCTCAAATCGAGTAGTCTTCTGGTCGAGTTCGATAGTGCCGAGAAAATCGTAAGACTCGTTCTCCCCCTCTATCCGCTCTTCCCTTAAAAGACCCTGATATTGAGGCTTCTTCTCTTGGAGAATATGTTCGTACCCTGCGGTATAGGCATTGTAAAATGCCTCTGTATACCCAGAGGTACTGTTTGTATTCGTTGCTCTTGTAGCCATTTGTAGGCCTCCAAAAAGAAATCAACAAAATGTTTCACGCTCAGGTTGTCTCTTTCGAGGCCATCACTTCTGCCTTACGTGCAGCGTTCGGATAGGCTACTATCATCTGCGGGGCTTATGCTTATCCGCAAATCTATATTACAAGCGGGGCCGTTAGGCTTGTCCGCTGGCTTGTTCTAAATATTTAATAGTATTCTGTTTTCGTACTATCCACGTGGCGCCCTTCCTTGGCCGGCATTGGCCACAAGCTGACATAGTTGCATATACCTTGCCATCGTTTCCTTGTGTTCAGGATGGAACTTCTTTAAGAACGACTCGCTCTTCTTGATTTCATTCAATTCCTCCTGCGGTGATTTCTGAGGAGTTGCAGGAGACTGCGGGGTAATTACATCCTCCGCAGTCCTGTTGGCAATAGTGTCGAGCATACTGATTATATCAGGGTCGCTCGCAAGACCCTTGGCTTCCAGCGTATTGTAAATGCCAAGACTATCGGCGATAATGCGGGCGCCTTTGACCTTGACCGCATAGTTGGCCTCGCCCCATTTCTGTTTGAGAGCCTGGATATTCTCCTCTTTCTGCGCTGTAAGCTGCTCTTCATAAGCCCCCGTCTGGGCGGTAACGGCGTCAAGCTGAAACTTTACAATCTCTCCAAATTGCTTCTGTGACAGGCCAAGGCCGTGAGCGAACTGCTTGAACTGGCCTACAAGCTCATCGCTTATCTGGACGTCGCCGTCATAAGCGAGTTCGTACTTGTCGTATGTTTCAGGCCGGCCAAGTTGCTTATAAACATCGTCCCAACCCTCGGCGTCTTCAGCTTCCGGTATGACGAGATGCTCGCCAATGCCCTTGAACTTCTCCAGTTCAACGTAAGAGTCAAAGAACTGTTCCACGTTTGTCCACTTTTTCTTTTCCAGAAGTTCCCGTATCTTTTCCGGCGCACCTTCTCTAATCTCGCCGGTGGGACTCATCCAGCCCGTAGGCTCTGTCGAAGGGGCAGGCGTTTGTGCCGGTTTTATCGGTTCCGTGTCCACTTCTAAAATTTCAGTCATTATCCTTTTTCCTTTCAATCATACTGTAAATACGCAGATACACTCTGCGTTTACCTTCTGCGAACATTACGTAGTGGGGATTCCATTCCACGTTAGTGCTTGTTTTGAGAAAACCGCAAAAATTTTCCAGGTCTTCTCTTACTATTTTGACG